TTAGCTAATTCTGCTATTCTATTGCGAAAATTGCTATGAGCGCACGAAATAGCGTCGAAAACCTCTTTGGGGCGTTTAATTGCGAGGCTAAAGTTTTTTCTAAACTCTTTTGCCAATATTCCATGTAGTATTACTTGCGTCATTCAAAATGCTCCTTTAACCTTGTAAATGCTTTTACATTCAATTCAGAATGGCTGGGCTCATAAATATGAAATTTTTTAGTATTAAGAGAGTAAATAACAAAAGGAATGCAACAAGCCTCGGCCATTTTAACGTCAAATTCAGAAGGAGTTTCATCTCCTACAATATGGCTATGAAAAACGGCGAGCATATCATTATTTTCGGCAAACATCAAATAAGAAACTGGATTAATAGCAAAAAAATTCTTGGGATCAACAGCATCGTTCTTTTCAACTGTAGCGACGTATTCAGAGCCATCATATCCGATAAATCCGCAGACTTCTTGAGACGCTTGTTCGTTGCAAGAGTTAACTATAAAGTCGCGTATTTTAGAGATCGTTTTGTTTTTTATTTCTTTAGCCATATTTTTCTGTTCCTGGGAATCCGCCAAACGGCAAATCTATGCTTTGTTTAGCTCTGTTGACAATTTCTGCGATTAGGACGTTACCCACGCTGGAACTTTGAAAGGCAGAGGGAGAATCTCCAGAAATAATTAATTTTTTCGATGAATTGTTCATTCCTGAGATGCCCGAAGTTCCATCGTTAATCGCCATTTCCCACCAGCCTAACAAACCTGTGGTGTTAGCCGACCTACCCGTGAAATCTCCATAGTCTTTAAAAACGCTCTGACTAGCTTCTTTTATTCTAACATCGACACCATTTGCGCCAGTCCAAAAAGCCGTTGGTCCAAATTTAATTGGGCTAATCAGTTTCATGTTAGCGGCGATTTGATTTGTCGCTCCCAATGGATTTGAGGTGAACTCGCTTCCCGTAGGAAATTGCCAATCATTTATTCCAAACTTAAAGCGATATTGATTGCTGACAATGCCGCTTTGATAATCGGGATTTTTAAATCTAAAGTATTCTCCAACTGAGCCTGATAAAATATAAACACCAGTATGCGATGCACCGTCACTTAATTCGAGATAACCCGCACTTGTGGCGCTGGGCGATGTTCCCGTGGCATTACCGCCAGAACATATTAGATGCAGCGGTCGCAACTCATCGTTGTTCCATGGAATCGTTAAAGTTCTGTTCACCTGTTGAGTTAATGCTCCCGCTCCTGTGGTGCGAGTAGCGAAATCGAGCAGTAGATTTTTCCCTGAAGCATATAAATTAATACCGCTGTATCTACAGCCGCCGCTAATATTGTTGAATACGGAATAGAGTTCGTTGGGTTGACTATTGCGACCGCTAAATCCAATCCATGTAGAAATTTGGAAAAAGTTATTTCTATGCAATGCGGTAGTCTCCAGATCGTTGTAAACTAAATGCGGAGGGTTTGTTTCGAAAATGGCGACCTCGCTTAAAGAGGGAATAGTGTCTACGCCGCTACCCGAAATAATAATTTTTTTGATTGATTGATTTGCAAATCCAGTGGTGGCTCGGGTTCCGTTTGTCGGAACAGCTAACGTTCCGCTACGAATCACCACGCCAGATTCATTAAATAAGCGGATATAAGCGTTATTGAAATTATAAGTCGAAACAGGGTCGTATAAATCAATTCTGTTAATGTTTCGAGGGCTAGACCATTCCAAGCCGAACATAGCGCCAGTTTTAGCAGTGCCAGTGGTGCGCCAACTGCTATCTGTCTTTAAATCGACCGCTCGGAAAGTTTCAGACCCAGAAATTTGCGACGATCCCGATAAAGTAGCATTTGCGGCTATGTTATTATATCTTAGATTCCCAGTTCGAGATGTAAAATCAACAAAATTAGCCGTTCTCTGAACTGTCTTTTCGCCAAATTCAAGAGAGCCTTTGCCAAATCTCAACTGACATCCATCAAGCTTTTTATTGCAGCCGTCCCGCTTCCAAAGAGATTGATTTTTGTCTGGTATTGTTAAGCTGGAGCCGCTATGATTTGCTTGACACACATACCAAATTTTTGCAAACTCGCTCTGCGATGAATTAGATGGATTAGCGATGGTTATCTTTTTATTTTCAAGATAAGCGGCATCGCCAGAGCTGTAATATCGTTGTGCCGACCATTCTTTTAGGGCTTGATTCGTGAACCAATCTATCGGGTCTCCGACGATCAAACTTTCTCCCTCTTCCGTTGCAAGAGGAATTCCGTTATAGTTACATCCATTGCCTCTATAATGCCACGAACAGTATCTTGACATAATCAAGCGGTTATTCACCTCAAAGTTTTCGAGGTCGAGCGGAGATGTTAGCTCTAGCTCAATAAAGACTTTATTTTCGGCGGTTTTTTGCCCCACCACGAACGTATCATTGGATAATTCGGCGGACGCATCAGCTTCCCCCCAAGGATTGCCGCCGTCGAAGTTAACATCGTCCAAGTATTTGACGAAAGTTCTTTTGCGTATAACTTTGGCGAATTGTAGATCGTCGTTATTGAGCAACAAATCGGTTGCGAAATAATCCTTGTTGGAAATGCGCATTTTAGGACGAGACAATTGACCGTTAGCATTGACTTCGAAACCATCCGTTTCTACAGGAATGGGTAGATACTCTACGCCTTGCCATACAATGCCTTGATTATATACAGATCCCCCATGAAATGCAATAAATGCATCTGGCTTATCAACTGTATTGAAATACAGTAAAAAAAGCTCTATAATAGCTGTAGGTTCCAGCTCTAATAAACCGCTCGCTATTCTATTTTGTCCTTGTGCCATGTATCAGTTTACACTTTATTATAAATATAAAAAATGAACTTTCAGCAGTTAAAAAACAATGATCAGATAGTTGAATCAGCGGTAATAGATTTTTGCATTCACTCTAAGCCTTATGATTTTTGCTCGATAAAAAACCACTCTGTCAAGTTGATACAAATTAAAAAATATTACGAATATCTTTTGCAAGAGTGCGATATTTTTTACGTTACAGAGAATCAAAGGGTTGTATTTTTTATCGCCATATCCGCATACGATGACCGTGTAGAAATGCAGTTTGTTTTTAGCGACACATTCGATTTGATTAAAAACGCAAAAGCTTTTAGGGAATTTTATTGGAAACAGTTCGATTGCTCCGCACCCTTTGTGGGCGTGGTCAAACGACACCACAAATTAAAAAAATATTTAAATTACATTAAAAAAAGAGACCCTGACGCAAAAATTCTTCTTGACAATGGTGAGATTTTGGTATTATATACCAGAGATGGCGTACAAAAACAAATATGATAAAACGGGCGAAGCGAGTCAAATCGGCGAAAAAGCTGAGTGTTCGTTCGAAACTTCCATTGCTAAAGCTGGCTTTTCTTGTCAAAAATCCTCTTTCCCAGAAGAAATGAGGCACATCGACTTTTGGATCGAGGGCATTAAGACACCGCGAACAGCAGTGGATGTGAAATCCCGCAAAAAAGTCAAACGAGCCGACGACAAATTTAATGACGAGGTGGTGTGGATTGAATTCGCCAACGTGCAAGGCAAAAGGGGTTGGCTATATGGAGATTCTGACATTATTGCTTTTGAGCGTCCCGAAGACTTTCTACTGGTTAACCGAAAACTTTTGGCGCGTTTGTGCGAAAAGCTTTGCGACCTCTCGAAACTAAACGTGGATATCAAAATGCCCCTCTACACTGGCTACCAAAGAAAAGGCCGCAAAGATCTTCTTTCTTTGATTAAAATGACAGACATTACAACTCACATAAAGTATACCGCACTCGCAAAGCAATGAAAATGCCCAAATTTACAGTCATCGGCGAAAATAGTTTGTTTCCGTGGAAGCTCGGAGACGAGCCTGTTTGCGAAGAATTCGAACCGCTGCCCGAAAATCTACACAAATTAATTCTTGACAAAATCAAATACGTGATCCAAATTAACTCCGCCAAATTTCACAACAATGAAGCGTTCATCGAGTGCTACATTACCAATAATTTTGACACAGGAACTGTCGCTTTTAAATTGACTTATGAATAGTTTTCAAACTTTTACCGCGATTATTCTTCTCATCATTTTAGAAACAATAAAATAAAATATGCAATACAACAAATATAGAGTATTTGACAAAAAAAACAATTTTCATCAATCGTATGATGAAGCACTACAGGGAGCCGAACAGTTTGCCAAAGACTGCGCTCGCCAAATTAAAGGCTTTGTATTGAAATACAGCGAAACTGATTTTTTCAAAAGCGAAAATCCTTTTAAGCTTTACGATTTCACAGATCAGCCGAAATAAAATGAGTGCATTTTTCGTGGGAGATTCGCCCATTTATAAAAAACATTCATTTTTCTGCGCAATCCAATATCGCTATTAATCAGACTTTCACAAAACTTTTTCTTATTTTCATTTTTTAAAACTTCAACGACAGAGCAGCGATGTGTTTTACCATTTCCACTTATCCTTTCTTTTTTATAAATAGCGTATTTTAATCCATATACTTGAAAATGATCTTCTAGGAAATCCCAATTTTGATTTATGTCTCCGTTGAAACTGACTCTAAATGAACCATTCTTGTGCAAGGAGATAGATCCATCTCCATCCAGAAATCCCTTGATAAAAAACATCTTCATATTTTCCGAAAGGTCAAAATATAATTTACATCCATCTAGTTTTTTATGAAAATTGTATGCTTTAAAAAATTCCATAGACTCCTGCTTGCAAAGACTAATAGCGCATTGTTTCGTCGTCGAATTTTTTCGCAACCGAGTTCTGTATTTCCAAAACCCTAAAGTCTTCAACAAATCCCATATATTTAAAAAATCCTCTTCTTTAATTTCAAAAGAAAACCCGTAGCCCTTGCTGGCTGGAGGTTTTCCAAAATAACAGTCAGCCCAAAAATACCCCAAAAGATAGCAATGGATTGGATCGTTTAAATTAAAATTTAATTTCATCGTGAATTCCTTTAAAATAATTACACACATTATAAAATTATGTCCGTTTATTTCTGTTCAGATTTTCATCTCTCTCATAAAAATATTGCAAAATTCCGTCCATTTGTCAAAGATGTTGAAGATAATACTCGACTTCTGCTTCATTATTGGAATCAAACCATTAATAAAAATGATATCGTATATTGTTTAGGAGACATGGCATTTGACAAAAATGGATTAAATGCGTTGGGCGATTTAAAAGGCAGAAAAATACTTATTCGAGGAAATCATTGTGATTTGGTTTCTATTAATGATTTAACCAACGTTTTCGAGGAGGTTCACGGCATGTTGTCGTATAAGAAGCTGTGGCTTACTCACTGCCCAATTCATCCGCATGAAATGCGCGGTCGAGTCGCTAACGTGCATGGACACGTTCACGCCAAAAGCATTCAAAAGAGAACGTGGTATGGAGCTTGGAAAGACGATCCCCAATACATCAATACTTGTGTTGATCATGTTTATGAAAAAACTGGCGGGCGAAACATCTTCACCTCTTTAGAAGAAGTTCGAACTCGGCTAAATTTAAAATAAAATGTATCGTCACAACATATGAAAATCCGCATTAAATATCAGGATATTGTCAATTATGTTTTGGGCTCATGCAGCTATCATCCTCTAGAGCTTGAAATTGACCCCATGAGATATGAGATAAAAGCCAATAGCATTTTAGACACCAAAGCTCAAATTGAACACCCACAAGAAGAAGACTATTGCAATTTCATTGCGAAAGTCGAACAGCTAAAACTGGCGGCGCATGATTTTAATCCGTTGCAAGTGCAAGAATTTTGCCGCGAAATAGAAGATTTTTCCCCACTAGAAATTAACTTATTATGATCTCCACACAAGTATCACAACTCATTAATGTTAATCTATCTGATTCAGAAGCTAAAGATATTGTTGTCAAATATGTTTGCGCGTCATTTAACTGGCAAGCTTCATATTTTATACGCATAGATGAAAAAAGCGGCGAAGATTGGGTATTTAACAGATCGACCTTCTATTCGTCCCATTCTTTTGATTGTGAAACAAGAATGAGAAAAGCGTCAGAACGAGACAAATTAGCATATCAATTTCTAAAAGAAATAACAAGCACTTGAAAAAATAGTGTAAATATGAGAGCGTGAAAAGTTTTTTCTCAAAATTAGCGAGTCAGTTTGGGTTTAAAAAAAACCTTTCTGGCTCTTCTTCTATTGAATCTAAAACTTTCGACAAAATGCCCAACAAATATCCCGAAAAAATCGCTCTATCGCCGCAAACTAATGGCCTTTATGCTCGTAAAATCCAGCCTAAAGCGATTGTAATGCACGATACAGAAGGCAATTACAGCGGATCAATTGACTGGACCAGTCGGATCAACAATCCGTCAACTGGCAAACGACTTTACGCGAGCTATCACTGCATTGTTGCGCGAGATGGGCGCAGAACAGTCACTAATCGCGACGACAATAGAGCGTATCACGCTGGCGCTAGTTCGTTCAAAGGCATGACGAGTCTCAATAATTTCGCCATCGGTGTAGCGTTTGAGAGAAGTTCTTACGGCGAGCCTCTGCAAGCCGCCGCTATTGAGTCTGCTATTGAATATATCGCGCCTTTAATGAAGAAATGGGACATTTCTATTGATATGGTTACTGATCATAGAACAATCGCTCCGAACCGCAAAAAAGATCTCAATCCGAAGGAGTTTGCTAAGTTTCACGAAGCGTTAAAAAAGCATTTAAAATAAAAAAAAACAGTGTAAATATCTGCAAATGGAGCCAGAGAAATCACTGATTAAAGAATTTATGGACGGCGGATGGATTATCCCCGTTATTGGCTCGGCGGCGATGCTTGCTCGTCTACTTTCCGCTCAGAAAAAGATTGGAGTGATTGAATACTTCAAAAAAATAACCGCTGCGGCGATTGCTTCTTCTATTGCTTGGTTTATTTTGGAGCAGACGGACATTTCTTCGCTTTACAAAGCAATTTGTTACGGCGTTATCGGCGTTATCAGCCCAGAAATAATCAATGGAATCATTAAACTTGGCAAGAAATTCCAAGCAGATCCTGAAAAATTCATCAAAAAGTAATTTTATTACTCGCCGCGAGCGTTATAATTATAGTTCTTGCTTATTCTGAATAAGAATGAAGGGTTTTTTAAAAAAAACTCAACAAAAACTGTGTAAATAACGATAATGCCAAGACACTTACAATCCGAAATACATTCTGATTTCTCATCTGAGAGTGGCGTTTGGGCTAATTATAAAACTTTAATCCTGAATCTTTATAACGCCTCGACAGATCCATTAAAAACAGATTTCGACAATCATTTAATCAGAGAATACAATAGAAAGATTCACAATCTCGGTCAAAATGTTTCTTTGTTTATAACGCCTTTCGACGCTGGATATAGGTTCGTCGGTGGTGGAGAAACGCCAGACGCGAATTATGTTTTCGTGTATACTATAGACAATGAACAAGTCTTCACTAATACAGATCAAGCCGTTCAAGTTCCAGATGATTACGCTAACTCTTAATATCGAATAAAAATGGCAAAATTAACAGCATCCCAAGACGTATCCGAATTCTTAGCTTCAGCCAACAAGGTTGATGCTAGGGGCGTTCTTGGTGCTGTAGAAACAGAAGATTTGATTAGTATGACATTAGTTACCGCTGCTAATGATACTGTTAAAGGCTACGTCGGGAATATCGGCGCTCTGGCTTTTTACAGTCAATCGACTTTAAAAGGATTGTCGTTAGGATCGAGTGTCACTTCGATTGGAATGTATGCGTTCCGATACAATACTGGTTTTACAGGCTCTTTAACTATTCCCAATTCAGTGACTACAATAGGAAGCTATGCGTTCGATGGCTGCACTGGTTTCACGGGCTCTTTAACTATTGGCAATTCTGTCACTACGATTGGAAGCAGCGCGTTTTATGATTGCAATTTTACAGGAGCTTTAACGATTCCCAATTCCGTTACTTCGATTGGAAGCGATGCGTTTCAATATTGTTCTAGTTTCACAGGCTCTTTAACGATTGGCAATTCTGTCACTACGATTGGAAGCGGCGCGTTTTACGGTTGCACTGGTTTCACTGGTTCTTTAACTATTGGCGATGCAGTGGTTTCGATTGGAAACGGCGCGTTTTACGGTTGCAATTTTACAGGTTCTTTAACTATTCCTAATTCGGTCACTTCAATTGAGACTTATGCGTTTTACGATTGCAGTGATTTTACAGGTTCTTTGACTATTCCCAATTCCGTTACTTCAATAGCAAGCTATGCGTTCATCAATTGCACTGGTTTTAATGGATCTTTAACTATTGGCGATGCAGTGGTTTCGATTGGAAAC